AGTTTAAACGGATCCTTGAAGAATTGTATTCTTTCGCCTTCCGCTGTTCCAACAGGACCAAGAAACGACCTTTGCATCGCCTCTGTTATTGCAGACACCACTGGTTCAATAGATCTATTGAAGTAATTAATCATTGCCTTTTCATCAGCGGTGCCATTCATAATGTCTTCGGTAATTCCGAGTTGACCATAAAGCATTCCGGTCAAGTATTCGATTTGCGCAAGAAGATTATTTTCACTTGGTCTATTAAGTTGCGTTATCTTTTCAGTACCGTCAGTATAGGCAATGCCGTACTGACTACCCTTAAGCTGAAACTCAATATCCTCTCTTCTTTTCTCAGCTTGCTGTCGTCTTGCTTCTGATTTTATAACATAAGGAAGCTGGATTATCAGATCTAACTTTCCGGATCCAGATTGTTCATCTATAGCATCAAGAAGCGTCAACTTTCTAATCAATCTTTGAAGAGTTGAGTTTGATTCGTTCATAACAGCATATAATGGATTTTCAACCAAAGCTACATATCGTTTTTCGAGAGTTATTTCTTCTCTGTCGCCTTTTGCTTCATTATAAAGACTTACACGAACATGCCTTGGATACCAGGTTACTACTTCGCCAACCCGAAGAGTGTAAATGTCAAACCGCTCTTTTTTTTGCGGATCAAAATTTGTATCAACAGGAACAATTGCTACAGAGCCGTGATCAAATAGACTCATTGCTACATCTTGGCGAAAAGCTCTAGGCGCTTGATCAATATTTGCTTCTAAAGTTAACGCCGTGTTTAAAGCAGTTTTCATATCTTCTAAATAACGGTTTTGATCGTCAAATTTAACATGTCGAAAATTAATGCTTGCAACGTCAATGCTCATTCGAGTATAAATTGAACTAATAATGGATCGCTCAGTGTAAAATCTTGTGCGAACTCTATCTGGCCTTCCGCCATAACTAGGTGAACTTGTATAATTTGTAGCATCCCATACATCATCTGTATTACGGAATGCATTCCAAGCGCTTTTAACTCTATCTAAAACTGCCATTTAGCATCACCTCCTAAGTTATTGGCTTTTTAACACTCATTCGAATGCTTCTTTATTTAGCTTATATGCTATGTAAGCGTCCATTAATGCAGACACATTATCAATCTTTTCTTCAGCTCTTTTCTTTAAAAGTTTTCTATTTCCATTAGTATCTTCTAATGTAACGGCATTTCCCATAGCAAAAGACATTAAATCTTGATCAAAGATCAAAGCTCGCTCTTCTGCAAGTATTTTTAGTTCGCCAAGAGGTACTGATTCGGTTTTTGCGCCTTGAATTACCTTTTCAATTCCAAATGGACCGTTTTCGGCTTCCCATCTAGTAACAAACTCTTTTGCATTATAGGGATCGAACCCAAAACACCTTACATCATACTCATTCTGTTGAATGAACATTTCTAGGTCATCATATACTTCCATCATGTCTAAAACGTTTCCTTCAAGGACTTGCAAGCTACCTTCATTGATAAAGTCTTCGTATTTTGCTCGCATAGCTCCAGGAAGCTTCATTAAAGTTAATGTTGTTATATAACTTCTAGTTTTTACGCCGAAAGATCCGTTTTGGATTGGAAATAGAAAAGTAAACGCACAAAAGTCGTCGCCTTGCGAAAGATCGGCACCAAGCGCGCATGGTATTGCCCAAAACTCTCTAGATCGATGAACTAAAGTTTCTTCGTAGGTAAAGAAGTAAGTATAGCCTTCCATTGGGATTCCAAACCTTTTTGCTAAGATGTCGTTTCTTGAAGCTGGAGCTTTTTCGGCTCTTTCGACATCCATATGGTAAACGTCATAAGTAACGGTCTTACCAAGATTTGGATTTGCCTTCAACCAAGTAGCAGGATCGCTAACTTCTTCTACGTCGTCGAGTTTGTAATGCCAGATAGAAACGTGCGGCGCTTGGTACTCTCCCTTTAGTATGTTTGCAAGTTCCATTTTGACTGTGTCGCCGGAACCGTTTCTTATGGTTCCTTCAGAACTTATAGCAACGATCAAATAGTCTTCCATCTTAGAAGCGCCCTGCTCAATTGCGCCGACAACGTCTTCTCTGATGTCTCCCGACAACCATTCGTCAATCGTGGAGATCTTTGGCCTAAGACCTTGGAGTTTGTTTATGGCCATTGGCCGAACTTCAAGGATTGAGCCAGTGAGAAAGTTCTCAACGCCCTTCTTTGTTGAAGCGAGTTTGACTCTTTCGATTCTTGGCCCCGAAGTGTTTCTAATTGAGCCCTCAGTAAGGAACTTAAACAGCGGGCCCCTTGATCTTGTGACGGCGGTCCTTATTGGGGACATAACTTCGTCTGCCTGTTTCATTGTGGGGGCAGTCGTTATCTGATGAGTGGTTGCCGTGTCGACGTTTAAGAAGTATGCTTGGATGCAGGCACCATACATAGACTTTGCAGCGCCTCGGGCAACTATTAAATACTGCTTTGTTACTAACCGTTTTCTAATTAGTTTTTTTACGTACTTTCCTTCAGACCCGTTTTCGCCTGGGCTGTAAATGCTTCGCTCAACAAAATAATACCAAGCAAAAATTTGTTCGGCCCAAACTTTAAACGTGTCTAACAAATAAAGATCGCTTCCATCTGTTAGCGTTAGTTCCATTTCGCAATACTTAATGAAGCCTTCTACGGCTTGTTCATCGTAATAGATGTTTGGATTTAAAATTAGTTCATCTATTCGATTCATTTCAAGAGAGATTTCTTTGTTCACTGGAATTTCTCCAGCTATAACCGACTCTCTAAACTTTGCGTAGTATTTTGGGGTTTCTGTATTTGACAACATTAAATACCCCTTTCTTAGTTAAGGTTTAAACCTACGAGAACCCTTAGCTGGTTTACGACTGTTACCCGTTGGCGGTATAAAGGATCTTGGCGCGTTCTGCTTTTTCTTAAGATCGTCAGCTTCACGTTGAGCAGCAGCTTTAACTTTTTCGCCTTTTACAAAGTCTCTGATGTTTGTCAGTCTGCTGCTTTCTATACCCAAAGTTTTATCAAGTTCCTTACCAATTAAAGCGTTGGCAACTCGTTTACCTTGAACGTCGAGAGTGTTAAACGCGATGTCTTCTGTGGTTTTTAGCGTTTTACCAAGAAGTCTCCGTCCGGTACTTTGCGATTTTTTATCAGCAACAAGAGCGTTGTAGTCTTTTTCTAAACGCATTCTGTCAACAGACTCTTTTAATTGCTTGTTAGAGAGTTTGCCGGCTTTTGTATACTTTCCAGCTTTTTTTGCTTTTGGAGCAGTTGCTTTTGGAGCAGTTGCTTTTGGAGCAGTTGCTTTTGGAGAGGCATTAGTGCCGCCGCTGTCAGTTGCGCTTGCTTTTCTAACGCCCCACTTCTGACCTTTTTTACCAAAGTGCTCTAGGAAGGCTTCACCTTTATTATCCATAGATGTTTGTCCTATTTCTCCAGTGCGGGCGTTTAGTTTAAATTCAAAATCAGCAACAAACTTTCTTCCGTTAATAATTGTTGGCTCACTTATTTTGATTGTGGAATACTTTTTTTTTCTAAGACTTTTTTCGGCTTTCTTAACTTTTTTCCTTAGCGTTCCACTTTGCTGATTTTTAATTTCATTTAGTAAGGGTAGATCTCTAGAGTTTTTAATTTTAGTTTTTAATCTAATACCTTTTGGTTTTCCAGATCTAGTTAAACCTTTGCTTCCCGGTCTGACATTCAATTCTTTTTTTATTAAAGCCTTTGCTTGTTTGTCATTTAAATATACTTTGTCTCCGGCCTTAACTCTACTTGCTTTGACTTTGTTTTTTAACGTGTTGTTTTTTTGTGAGTTAGCTCTGTCTGTTAAACTAGTTCCTTTTGAGTTAGCCCTGTCGTTTAAACTAGTTCCTTTTGAGTTAGCTCTGTCTTTTAAGGTTCTTCCTTTTGGAGTTGCTCTTACGACGCCCCACTTCTGGCCTTTTTTACCAAAGTGCTCTAGGAAAGTTTGTATTTCGTCGTTCATGCTATCTCCGATTCTCTAAAAAGATTTAAGCGCCACTCATACTCGGATATTTGTTTTGTCATTGCGTCAATTAAGAAGCCTGTCCCTGGCGGATCAAACAACATCCGAACTTTAAGGAGAACATAAGTTTTTACTAGATTAAGTTGTGCGTTTGGTAAACCAATGTCCGCCCACTGCTCGGTTTCTCCTTGAATAAAGAAGCCCTCGGTAGGACCAACGCCAAGTTGATTGATTACGGAGAATGCGGCATTTATGTGTGTGATTATATCTAAATCAAACACTGTATATCCTTCTCCAACACCAAGAACCTGTTTTGTGCTAATTAAAATGCTATTTTCCATAAGACAACCTCCTTTGAAGTTACCAAAGTTTTGTGTCTCCAGGCATTCTTGGCTGGAGGGGTGTTATTAACAGGCGTTTATCGCCGTAATGTATTGCGTTATGAGTGTTATGCGTGGTTGTTATTAGGTATTCTGGGTCCGTAATCCACTCACTACCAGACGTAATATCCTCCATGGTAAGAGGAGTCATGTGGTGAACGAGTAATTTACTATGTATTTCGTAACCTTCTACGCCTAAATCACAACCTTTATCTCTAATAATCACATAATCTCTTACGCTTTTCCATTGAAAAGATTGATAAAACGTTTGATTAATGTACCTATCAAAGCCAAAAGTTGAATGACCAACGCTTCCACCAAGTTTTAAATACTCAAACTTATCCTCAAAGGTCTCTATTCTTTTTAAATTTGAATACGTTTTTCTATTCATGGCTCTAGCCACCAAGAGACGTGATAGCTGCTTCTAGACCCTCAGTGATGGCCAGCTTTATTTCACTAATTGTATTAGCTTCGTTCATTCTAGCGCTTATCTCGTCTGAGATGGCTTGCGCAGCTACAACCTGCGGAGAGGAAGGTTGTGGTTGGTCTGGTTCTTGTGATTGTTGAGAATAAAATGATTCGGATGGCGTAACTAAGGTCCAAAGGACTTCATCTTCTGATTGCCAAGTTCCATTGCTATCTATACGTTCCATCACGCAACTCCTAACACTATAATTTGAGTTCCAATTGCTAAATTACTTCCGTTTAGCCTAACAAGGATTGAGGTAATAGCAGAAGAATCGTTTGAATAATACAAAGCGTTTGTTGTTGTTGAAGTTCCAGAAGATGCGTTTGAAGCTTGGTAAATATTACGCAGTATGCCCTGAGTGTAGCCTTTTGTTGGCCCTCCAATAATAAGGTCGCAATCCCAATAACCATTTCGATTAGAATTTGTAAGCGAACCAGGAAGAGACCCAGCACTAAATACTGTAGCCGCTGTTACTACACCGTTTAGATAGTATTCTGAAGCAATTGAATTGTTAATAGTCATACGCATATTAAAAGTAATTGCAGAATTACTTTCGCCTTTACCGATTATTACTATTCGAATAAGTGAATACCCAGTAGGGTTAATATCAACGCTTGCTGTGGCTACTGATAAAGTTTGTTTAGAGATAACTTTGTAGCCTGTGTTTAGGTTATCCAAGATAGTTTTGTCGGAGCTGCTCATTGAACCTGCGGCGGATGTTGTTGCCGCTGCAACCGATAACGTTCCAGACGTTAAACTAAGCGGTAGACTTACGTTAGTTATTGGCTCAGACCCAATTACGCCGTCTAGGTTTACTGACCAAGAACTAAACGTTCCTGTTCCAGTATGCTTATCGTGATCAACGACAAGAACTCCAGTAGTCGGGTTATAACTAACCACTGTGCCATGCAAGTGATGATCAACATCATTAGCAATGACTAAAGATTGGGCAATGGAATATGCCAACCCAGTACCAACAGTTAACGTCTTTGTTCCGGCGTTAAGAGTCATGCTGCTAACAGACGTGGTTATGTATTTAGCGCTATCAAGGCCTGGGTCTCCTTGAATTCCCGGATCACCTTGTGGGCCTGGGTCTCCTTGAATTCCCGGATCACCTTGTGGGCCTGGGTCTCCTTGAATTCCCGGATCACCTTGTGGGCCTGGGATTCCTTCTGCAGAGCCAGGAAGACCTCTTGGTCCAACTGGGCCAGCTTGAATAATTCGAAGCGTTCCAGAGTTTGGCTCGACTATGATTCTCTGGGTAGCTATAGAAGCTTCTACAATAATTTGTTGTACGCCTGAGGTGTTAAAAGGATTAGTCATGCTGTAACAACCCCTTGAAACAGAACTTTTACTGGGTATTTAAAAATACTCAGTGGCTCTTCTCCGCTAACGCGTTTTAAATCCATGTAGCCGTAAGTTTCTTCAATAGAACTTAGTGCGCTGTCATCAAGAGTTAGAAGTAGCTCGCCATCTGTACCGTCAGACACAAAACTTACGTCCCATGTCGCGATCAAGGTGGAGTCCAAAGAATTTTCAGTTCTTATCTCGCTTGTTATGTCATCTAGAGACACGTCAATACCAACGTCAACAAGAACCATGTTTGTTCGATTTTTATGGATAATTAAACTGTCATACATTTACATCACCTCGTCTTCGTCTAGTATGTCGTGTCCACCATAAGCCCGCATAGCGTTCAAAGCAGTTTCGTAAAGTTCTTCAATTCGTTTTGCGGATGACATCTGGTCAACCTTTGCTTGAAGCAGCTCGTTCTCTTTTGCTAAACGTTCCTGTTCTAACTTCTCTCTTGTAGAACCAAGCTTTAAATAATGCGTGATGACTTGGGATGAAGCCTGTCCGGAAAGTATTTGTTTTTCAGCAAGGTCTGTTGCAAGAGAAACAAGTTGGTTCTCTCTGTTTTCTGGCGTTTCTGCTGGCTTTCCGCGTCTTTGATTTTGTTTTTTAGAAACCACTTATTCCTCCTTTCCGCAACAGAGTGGGTTTGGTCAAACACACTCAAGCCAGGGAGGTCCGGCGAGTCGGAAAGTTTGACCAAACCCACGAAGTTTAATCTTTTTTTGTGCTTGTGTTCATTGATGCCATACCAAAGCCGAGCACCGATGACGCTAATCCAAGCCATACAGCAATCTGACTTTCATCAACCGCTCCGTAAAATACAAGTATTGGAACTGCTGCTACAAGAACGCGATAGATCCACGCTCTAGTTGCTTCGTTTTTAAGGCTCATTCTTTTCTCCCTTTTATCGTGTCAACCAAAACCAAGTAGCCGGACCTATAATTCCGTCTACCTTCATTTGTGAGTCATTTAATTTAAAGAACCCTTTGACGTTCCGTTGAAATATGCGTGTTGCAGCTACTGATGCTGGACCAAAGTTTCCGTCGACCGCTAGGTCTGGTCCGTCAAGCTTGTTGTTCAATAAAGCTTGCGCCCACTTTGCTGCGTCGCCTTTGGATCCCTGCTTTACGATCTGCTTTGAAGCTGCAGCTATTCCAGCCGCTATTCCAGCAAGATCAATTCCAGGGGCTGGCGTCGGCAATTGTGTCTCGTGCCATTGACGGCAAAACTCACTGGTGATTGTTCTCATGTCAACGCCACTGACTGTGTGCATGTCGATTTTACGCCTTGTGTATTCCTTATGCATACAACACTCAGGAATTCGATTTGCGTCATACCCAATTAAAGCCGCCGTTGCTTTACCAAGAACAAATAACTGATCTAAGCGCCATGGCTCAGTAGAGTTGTAGCCAGTGTTTTCAACTTCAATTCCATACTTAGTGCTGTTGCCTCGATCAGTAATGCCATTCCACGCACCAGTTCCAGCATGATTTGCCCTGCCTGACGCAATAACAATACACACGTTTGACCTTGTAATCAACACATGACAAAGTGGACCAGGTAAATCTGCCCTACCGTTAGTCACAATACCAAGAGAAGGAGCATCTTTTCCGAGAGCTGCCGCAGTATGATGCCACATAACCCCATTTGGCTGAAATCCATCTGCTCTTCCTCTTGATTCCCAGCCAGGTTGTTCTTCAACCACTAGCCCAGCTTCCCTAAGCCTATCTGCAATGCCTAAATCTCGCATAGTCGTCCTCCTGTAATAAATTTTTTGAGTAAAGCAATTCTAAAACCAAAAACATTCTCCAAAATATCCCCGCGGAGTCTTTTTGGGG